ACGCAATTATTGATGTAAAAGACGGATTTCCTGTTTTTTCACCAACTCGTGTTGGTTTTGACGTTACTGCTTTTGAATCTGTAGCAGATGGGGACGCAGTTTACATGAGATCTAGTGATGGTCAGGTTGGAAAGGCTAGTGCTGCTAATGGTGCTCTTGAAAACGCACATGTTGTAGGTTTTGCGGATGCTGCTGCCTCTGCTGGTAACGAAGTTAAGGTTTTAGTAGCTGGAATGAAAACAATGTCTGGAATTGACCCTGGAGATTTGTATTTCTTAAGTCCATCAACAGCAGGTGCTATAACAACTACTCCACCCACTGGTTCAGGACAAGCTGTTACAAGAGTAGGAGAGGGAGCTACGTCTACTTCTTTTAGTATTTATGTTGAACCTCCAGTGAAGTTAGCATAATGGCTGGAACAAGTAATTATCCTCCATATGAAGCCAATGCTAAAGGTTTTACTGAGGCTCTTATAGATTTTAAAGATACGTTAGCTGGTAGAACAGTTTACTCTGTTGCTGGTTTTGAATCTGTTGCATTTGAAAATGTAGCTCAAGGTCAACCTTTATATGCAAGAAGTAGTGATGGAAAATTAGGTTTAGCAAGAGCTGCTGGTAGTTCAGATGAAGCAAGAGTTGTTGGTTTTGCACAAACAAGTAAATCTACTGGAGAAACAGTTAGATGTTTAGTATTTGGAAATTTAGCAACTTCTGGTTTAGATGCAGGAGAGCTTTATTTTCTTAGTACAGGTTACGGAGGTATAACGGCTACTCCTCCTACTGGTTCAGGTCAATATATGACAAGGGTAGGTGAGGCAATATCAGGTGCTTCTTTGCACGTAAGTTTAGAACCCCCAGTTAAGGTTGGTTAAAATTAAGACATGGCAACAAGAAAATCCTTAGTAATAGTTAGTGGTCTGTTTCAGGAGTTAAATTCTTCTGCAGATAAATTAGATCTTGCTGGTAATTCATCAAGTGATATACCCGAAGGTACTAATCTTTACTATACAAATGCACGAGCTAGAGGATCTGTCTCTGTAACAGATTCTGGCGGCTTAGGAAGTTTAGCTTACAACAACAGTACAGGAGTTATTACATACACTGGACCTGCTAACTCAGACGTTACAGGCTTAATTAGTGTAGCAAGTGGTTCTGGCTTAACCTACAGCGGTGGAGAGATAGGTACAAACGCTATACCTAATAGTAAATTAGCTAATAGTTCTTTAACTGTTGGTAGTACATCTATTGCATTAGGTGCTACAGCTTCAACAATTGCAGGTTTAACCTCATTAACAGCAACCACTCTTTATTCAGGAGTAGCTGATGCTGCAAATTCAATATCAATAGCAAGTGGAAATATAGTTTTTGAAGGATCAACGGCTAATGGTTATGAGACTACTCTTACAGCAACGGATGCAACTGCTGATCGTACTCTTACATTGCCTAATGAAACAGGTACTATTTTAACGACAGCTTCTACGATAACTCCAACAGTTAATTCTTTAACTATTGGTAGTACATCTATAGCTCTAGGAGCAACAGCCTCAACAATTGCAGGATTAACTTCATTAACAGCTACAACACTGTATGCAGGAGCTGATGGAGTTGCTAATGCAGTTTCTATAGGAACTTCTGGACTTGTTTTTGAAGGGTCAGGTGTTGATGCACATGAAACCACAATTAATGTTGTAAATGCAACTGCAGATAGAGCGATTAATTTCCCTGATGCCGCAGGTACTGTTGCTTTATTAGGTTCCTTAAGTGTTGCAGGTGGTTCAGGACTTACATATAACTCAGCTACAGGCGCATTTGGCACCAGTTCTATACCTAATGCTCAATTAGCTAATAACACTGTAACAATAGGTAGTACATCTGTTGCTTTAGGAGGAACAGCTTCAACAATTTCTGGTTTATCCTCATTTACTTGTAATGCAATAGTTACCAACGATGATGGATTCAGAATTAGAGATAATTCTGATAATACAAAGCAATTAGCTTTTGAATGTTCGGGTATATCTGGTAGCACAACTCGAACGTTAACGGCACCTAACGATTCAGGGACAATATCCACTGAAAGTTTTGCTACCGCAATAGCAGTTGCATTAGGATAGATTTATGTCAACCCAAGTACAATTCCGAAGAGGCACTACAGGAGAAACTGGTACTTTTACTGGTGCTGTAGGCGAAGTTACAGTAAATACAAGTCTCAATACTTGTGTAATCCATGATGGAGCAACTCCAGGTGGTTTTTCTTTATTAAGAAGTGATGGAAGTAATGCTGCATTAATAACAGGTTCAGCTGCAAATCCATCTCTTCCTTTTACTGGTGATCCAAACACTGGATTGTTTTCTGGTGGAGCTGATCAAATAGGACTTTCTGTTGGAGGTAATGCTAGGCTTACAATAGACTCATCGGGTGTTATAACTTTTACAGGTAATGTCTCTATTAATGGAGATTTATCTATAACAGGATCATACCCAGACAACCTCGCTCTCATTGTCGCTCTAAGTTGATATGGCAAATACCTTCAAACAAGCAACTAAATCTGGTCTCGTTACAACAGTCATTAGTAACTCTGGTACAAATATTCTTACTGCTGGAGGCTCTTCTACGCTTATTCTTCTTAGTGCTTTGGTCGCTAATAAGACTTCGAGTAGTGCAAATGTGGACGTCTATTTAGTTCCTAATAGTGGAGACTCAGTTTACTTTTTAAAAGAAGTTCCAGTTCCTGCAGGATCTTCATTAGAACTTATTAGTGGAAGTAAAATTATTTTAGAATCTGGTGATGTTCTAAGAGCTAGATGTGATACTGCTTCTGCTACAGACCTTACTATTAGCTACCTAGATCAGACTTAAGATTATGGGATTAACACTTGTTGGCGACATTGCTACGCTTCAGACTCAGTTTGAAACAATTAAAGAGGAGGTTGATAAGCAATTTGATAAGACCATATTAAATTTAGAAGAAACAAGCTGGGCAATTATTCGTAAGAAAAGAGATTTTCTTTTAAGGACTACTGATTGGACAATGACAGTTGGTTGTACTGTTGATCAAAGTGCTTGGGCAGCGTATCGCCAATCGTTAAGAGATGTTCCACAAACATTTACAGAGTATACAAACGTAACTTGGCCTACTCAACCATCGACAAAAGGACCAAATACATCTGAGTAGCTGTATAAGGGCAGAATACAATAGAAGATAATAAGTTACTAAATACTAAAGATGTATATTGGGAACGATCTGCAGATTGCACATCCTAGCTATAAGATAATTGACGATATCAGTTCAGGGTTTAACGGAAGTACTACTTCATTTGCTTTACAGGTAAGCGGAGCAACACCAGTTCCATTCCCGATTAGTACACAGCAGGTAATGATATCTGTTAATGGTGTTGTTCAGGAACCAGATCCTAATGGTGGTGCAGGTTTTAAATTATTAGGTTCAAATATAGTATTTAGTTCTGCTCCAGCTAACGGACATGCTTTCTTTGGTGTCATCAATGCAGGTGCTGATTATGTAACAGCAGGTTCAGAGTTCCCTGATGGTTCAGCTACTGCTCCTAGTTTTACATTCCAAGATGACCAAGATACTGGGTGGTATCGTAATGCCTCTGGAGACGTAGGTTATAGCTCAAATGGTACTGCAATATTAAATTTTGATGGTAATGGATTAACTATTGCTGCTGGTAAGGGACTTACAGTCGATACAAGTACACTTCACGTTGACGCTACGAATAATAAGGTTGGTATTGGAACGACAAGTCCAATAGAAAAACTACAAGCGACGGGAGCAATTGTTTCTACAGGATCTAATAATACAAGCTCAACAGCAGGAGCTAATAGATCAATAATAGATTTTACAAGTGGTGGAACAAGAATTGGGCATTTCAGAGGAACGACAAGTGCTGGTAGCGGTTCTGTAAAGTTTTTTGTTGACTCAAGCGAAAAAATGCAGCTTGATAGTTCGGGAAGGGTCGGTATTGGTACAACAAGCCCAACCAAATTACTACATTTATCAGGTGGTAGTTCTCCTACTTTAAAAATAAGTGCTAGTGATGCAACGCCAGGTATA